GTAAAAGTTTTAGAAGATATCAATAAATTCCAATTATTCCCAACAAGAGATGATATATCATCTGGTATTGCGATAACCTTTACTGGTATAGGTTCTGGTAATCGTCATAAGTTGAATATGACTAATAAGTTATCTAAAACTATGATTGGATTAGATGGTGTTGTACAGCAACCAATCACATTTACATCTTTAACTCATACATTAAGTGTTAATATTGGTGCAGGAACATCCCAATTCTCACTCAGTGGAATTGGTTCAATCGCAACATCTGATGTATTAAAGATAAATGATGAGTTTATGAAGATAATTGAAGTTGGATTTTCAAGTACATCTGATGGAAGTGGAGATATAGATGATCAACAAAACATATCAGAGGGATTATCAACAGTTCCAACAGTTAGAGTTGAAAGAGGAGCATTAGGAATCGGTGCAACACAGCATAATAATGGTGATCTTGTGAGAGTTCACAGAGGTTCATTTAATATTGTTGATAGTAATGTTCATTTTATCAGTCCACCTAAAGGTAATACTCGATCAAGAAAAGACAATACAGAGTTACCTTTTGTCAAGGCAGATTTCAGTGGAAGAACCTTTACAAGACAAGATTATACAACAAATATGTTGTTCGATGACATATCTGATAATTTTACTGGTCTTCAAACAAACTTTACTTTAAAAGTTGGAGGAGCAAATACATCTTCTGGTATTGAGGTAGGAAATGGAGTTGTATTCATTAATGGAGTGTATCAAAGACCATTTACAGCAAGTGCTACTCAAAACAATTACAGAATTACAGCAGATACCGCTGCTGGAATATCATCAATTAGATTTACTGGTATTACATCAGAAAATGGTACATTTATTGTAGCTGCTGATGATATTAATCAAAATCAAATACCAAGAGGTGGTCTTATTGTATCATTAGGTTCGACACCAGGATTAGGATATGCACCACTAGTGGGTGCAAAAGTAAAACCATTTACAAACACAACTGGTGCAATAACAAGTATCGTGGGTATCGGCACATCATCGGGTGTAAGTTTAGGTATTCAAACTGCGGAATATAATAATTTATCGGGTATTATAACTGTAACAACAAATGATGTTCATGGATTTTCATTAAATAGACCTACTACAGTTAAATTAAAGAATCTTGAGTTTAGTTGTGATGGATATAGTGGTGTTACAACAACAATCTTCCAAGATCATGAACGACCATTATTCTTGGTAGGCGTAGTATCGGAGAGAAGTTTTGAAGTTCAAGCAGGACCAAGCACGATTGTTCATACTTATGAGGGTGGTGGTCATGCATTTGAATTCTTTGAAGATTTAACATTTGGATCAGGTTATAGAGAACCTGTGGCAATAGGGGTAACAGATATCAATTTCTTACATAAATTTGTAAGTTCATCAAGTAATTCTATTAGTGTTGAAAATAGCAGTTCAACATTTACACCTACCGATGCAATATATGAATCATCAACTGGTGAATTAGTATTAATTATTCCATCACATGGTTTAACTGTATTTAATCAAGCAACATCCACAGGTAATAAAATAAAAATCGCAACTAATTCTTTAGTGTTCACTTGTGATAAAGATAATCATTTTAGTAATCATCCTTATCCTCGTGCAACAGATCCAGCGAATAATGTCTTTTTACCAATTACATCAGTTACAACTGATTCTATTACTGTTAATGTTGGTGCTGGTGGTGGCGGTGGTACTGGTGCTGAAATAACAGCGTCAGTAGGTATAGGAGGATCGCTTGCATTTACTATTGTAGATTCTGGTACTGGATACATTAATCCACAGATTATGATACCTGAACCAATCTATGAAAATCTCGAAGTTGAGGGTATATCTAGATTAGGTGTTGGAGCAACAACAGAAACAGGTAAAAATCTACTTCTAAACGTTGGTGTCAGTGCAGCAACAACATCTGTTGGAATTGGTTCAACTTTATTTACGATTAAAGATTTTGAAATAGCAAGATCAGGGTATTCATTTAAAAAAGGAGATAAATTTAAACCTGTTGGTCTTGTAACTGCTGCACATTTATCAGCACCAATACAAGAATTTGAATTAGAAGTCTTAGAAATATTTAATGACAAATTCTCTGCTTGGCAATTTGGTGAAATTGATTCAATTGACAGTATTAAATTCTTACAAGACGGTAAAAGGGTTAGATTCCCATTATTCTTTAATGGTCAATTATTAAGTTTTGAAAAAGATAGCACAAATGATCTTTCTGCATTAATTGACTTAGATGCAGTCTTACTTATTTTTGTGAATGGTGTTTTACAAAAACCTGGTATCTCTTATCGATTTGATGGTGGAACAACATTTACATTTAAAGAACCTCCTCAAGGGGAAACTGGTGAAGGTTTAAATGATCATGACCAAGTTGATATCTACTTCTATAAAGGTACAGATAATATAGATGTTAAGCTTCAAATTGTAACAGAAACAATAAAAATTGGGGATAATCTTCGTATATTTAAGAGTGATAAATCATCTGGCATAACAACATCACAAACTAGTGAAAGAGTTGTTAAGGAAATACTTAATACTGATTTAGTAGATACTGATATCTACACAGGTTTTGGAATTGATGACAATAATGAAAAACCAATTAGATGGACAAAACAAAAGAGAGATTTACAAATTAACGGAACTTTGGTTCCAAAATCAAGATCTATTTTAGAAGCTCAAATCTATCCCACATCTAAAATAATCGGTGACTTTACACCTACATCTGGAATAGGGGTACAGGGATCTAATAGTATTTTTGTAGATGATGCACAATCATTCTTCTTTGAAAGCAAATATGGTATCAATATTGGGGGTATAGACGCATTAGTAATGTCGGGTGAGGTGAATACTCCCGCTGTTGCAACAGCAAATGTTTCTGGATCTGGTGATATTTCTTCATTAACTATTACAGAACCAGGTTCTGGATATGAGGGTGTAGTTAATGTAAGAATATCAGAACCACCATCAGGAATTGGTGTTGGTGTAGGGACTACAGCAACAGCGACTCTCACAGTTTCTAATGGTTCAATTACTAATCACCAAATTACAAATGAAGGTTTTGGGTATGATTCAAATAATCCACCACAAGTAATTATTGAAAGTCCTCCATTCAAAAAGGAGCAAATAACAGGAATTGCTGCTAGGGAAGGTTTTACTGGAATTATAACAGGTATTGGAACGACTACTAGATCTGGTGGTCTGGCTTTAAGATTTGATATTAATGCAGTAAATCGAGATATAAATGGAAAGTATGTTCCCGCTACTGCTAATTTACTTAAAGTTGGATATCCAATATTAATTACGGATACAAAGGTTGGAAATGGAGTAACATCTGTAAATCCTGGTAATACACATGTGGTTGGTATAGGAACAACCTTCTTAGATAACGTTTACATAGTGAATTCTATCAAGCATGCTGCTGTTGGTCCAAATATTTCAGTAGTTTGCCATGTACATACAAATAGTAACTCATCAATCATGGGTATTGCCCAAACAGGATTCTTTGATATTGACAATGTTGGATTAACAACTGCATTAGGTAAATTGAGTTGGGGTAGACTATATGGTTCATCAAATGTTGGAACTGATTTGAAACGTTCAGCGAATCCTATTTCAATTGGTGTTACTGGATTAACAGTAGATGCTGGTCTTTCAACATTTCCAACCATCCAACGAAGAAATTATGATAATTTAGGTGAAACTGGTCATCGAAACACTGGCTCTATTAGAGCAAAATTAACTTGATACCAGAACCACTATAAATAGAAAATAAATGTAAGGATAGTTATTTACAGATGTCAGCCATTATTACTGATCAATTTAGAATTTTGAATGCAAATAATTTTATTGATTCAGTTCAAGATACAAATAATTCTTATTATGTCTTTTTAGGATTAACAAATCCTGTAGGACAACAATTTGGTAGAGATGCAAATTGGAATACAGATACACCAGCACCAACGGATAGCTTTTCATATCGAAGACATACTGGTGACACGATGATGTTTGGTAAAAAAATATCATCAGCCAATATAAGAAGACTTATTAGAAGAGTCAATTGGGTTGCTGGAAGTAGATATGAAATTTATAGAGACGATTATAGTGCTACAAATCAAAGTCCAATAACAAAGGCAAATAGATTATACGATGCAAATTATTATGTTGTAACTTCCGAACTTAAAGTTTATATTTGTATTGATAATGGATCTACAGGAGTTAATCCTTTAGGTAATGTTTCACAAGATGAGCCTACATTTGAGGGTACAGAACCATCAAAAGCAGGTAACAGTGGCGATGGTTATGTATGGAAATACTTATTTACTGTTCCTGCTAGTGATACTATTAAGTTTGATTCAACAGAATTCATATCAGTTCCAAATAATTGGTCGACAAGCACTGATGCACAGATAAGGGCGGTTCGTGAAAATGGCAATTCAAATGTTAATTCAAATCAAATTAAACACATTTATATTGAAAATCAAGGCACAGGATATACTAATGCGATAGGTGAGGAAGTAAATATTGTAGGAGACGGTACTGGGGGAAAGGCAAGAGTTGATATAGAAGGTGGAAAAATAACTAATGTTACTGTAAGTGCTGGAGGTAAAGGTTATACATGGGCACTTGTTGACTTAGATACTTTTCATGACCCAACACAGGTTACAGAGAGAGCAAAATTAGTTCCTATAATTCCACCAGGTAGAGGTCATGGAGATGATATTTATTCTGAATTGGGAACAGATAAAGTTCTTATCTATGCAAGATTTGACGATTCAACTAAAGATTTCCCTGTAGATTCTAAATTTGCACAGGTTGGTATAGTTAAGAATCCTACAAAGTCTGATAGTGATGTTGTTTATACAGATGATACTTTTTCATCATTACAAGCGATTAAATTAGATAGTTTTGAAACTGACCCAAATACTGGACTTCCATTAGGTGCACCAATAGTTGGTGAAGAAATAAATCAGGTTCTTACAATTCCTCCTAATAATCAAAAAATTGCGAAAGGATATGTAAGTTCTTATGATGAAACTACTGGAGTTCTTAAGTATTTCAGAGATCGGTCATTATATTTTAATGGTGTGACTTTTGACCATACTGATCAAGTTGGTGTGAATACAAATGGTAGAATTTATCAATTTGAAACTGGACTAACAGCAAATACTATAAAAGGTTTATCATCTAATTTTTCTGGTAATATACAAATTAATTTTTCAGGTATTACAACTAATCCAACAGGTGCTAAATTAATTAATTTGGGAACTAGATTTCAAGCAGGGTTATCTGATTCAGAGATAAATAAAGGGTCGGGACAAGTTGTCTATTTGGATAATAGACCTGAAATTAATAGAAGTCTCCGACAAAAAGAGGACATTAAAATCGTATTAGAGTTCTAAAATGCCACAAAAGACAAATTTAAATATAAGTCCTTATTATGACGACTTTGATAAGGCGAAAAACTTTTACAAAATTCTTTTCAAACCTGGTAAACCAGTTCAAGCAAGAGAATTATCAGGGTTACAGTCTATATTACAAAATCAAGTTGAAAATTTTGGAAAACATATTTTCAAAGAAGGTTCAATGGTCATACCTGGTGGCATAGAGTGTGACAAATCTTATTTTTCTTGTAAAATAAACCCTTCTCATCTTGGTATAGATGTTTCAATCTACTTAGATAGTTTAATTTCAAAAAATAATGGTAAAGGAACAAGAGTTAGGGGTCAAAATTCAGGTATTGTAGCAACCATAAAAAATTATGTTCTACCACCAAATGAAGGTGTAGAAGAACCAACAATATTTGTAAAATATAATACATCAGGCACAGAAACTGAGAGTGTTGCTTTTCCTGATGGAGAAGTTCTAATACTTGAAGAGAGTTTAACTTATGGTAATACGACTATAAATGTTGGTGAAACTGTATTAACATTATCTTTAGAAGGTGCATCAGCTACTGGTTCAGGATTTGGTATTAGTGAAGGTGTATATTTTGTTCGTGGTACTTTTGTAGATGTTCCAACATCCTTCATAATATTAGATCCTTATAATCCTAAACCATCATACAGAGTTGGATTAGATATAATTGAAGAAGTTGTAAATGCAAATGACGATTCATCATTATATGATAATGCAAAAGGTTTTACAAATTTTGCAGCACCTGGTGCTGACCGATTTAAAATTTCTGTCAAATTAACTAAAAAAGCGTTAACTGATATAAATGATACTAGTTTTGTAGAATTATACCGTATTAGGGAAGGTGAGGAGAAAAAGATACAAGATACAACTGTATATTCTGAGATTAAAAAATATTTTGCAAAAAGAACATTCGATGAATCAGGTAATTATGCTGTAGAACCATTTCGTGTTAATCTACAAAATTCATTAAATGATGAGATAGAGTCTAACGGATTATATACTGAAAATCA